GTTCCTTGGAATTAATGGTCAGGCCAAGAGTATAGCTTGCCCTCGATGATCTCATACATGTTTGTGTTAGGAGACCAGAAGTACTTGGGCCAAGGGGCCCCGTACCATTGGCCGTTATGGTAATTGTAACGGCCATCAGGCAACGACTTCCAGGCGGCAAATCCCGTGTTGGCGGGCAGCTCAGGCACTGTCGGGGTGCGGCTACGCTGAGGCGTAGGCACTAGACTCGGCGAGCTCGAAAACCCCGAGAGGTTTGAGCTATGTGCCGAGGCTACATCAAAGTCGACGACTCTGCGCTTCTTGGAGCGTGAGCCTCTCGACTTGCGAGATGAACGTGTGGACATCAGATCAGATCAAACGTGCTGTGAACAGCGAGAGGTCGTTCTGCAGCGTTAGGTCGGACGTGTGATCGTGGGTTACGACGAGGGACAAGGCTTGACCCTCACCAATGACCAGGATACGGCTCGTCTGAACGCTGGCGAAAAGGTTCTCCACTGGTGTGGCGTTAAAATCGTTTCGGGACTGGGGCACATCAACACCGTCGATGCGCATCTGAACATTCACGTAGGCAATGGAAGTCTGCGATGGTATGGAGAAACCAAGTCGGAGATGGACTTCGTAGGCTCCCGGTGGCAGGAACATGTTAGCACCTTGGACGGTGGCACCCAGCGTGTTGTACAAGGGTACCAGTTGTGGTGCTAACAGGGTCGTGCCGTCAGGGACATCGGCCGTGGGGAATGTCAGAGAGAGGACGTTGCGCGGCAGAACGGGTGCGGTGGGCACCGGTTGCCGAACATGCAGTTTCGCCCTGTAGTCAATGTGCAGGTGTCCAAGCACCAGCCCTTCAGCGGCAGCGGCACTCCCGAAACCGAATGCGCCGATGTGCACGGCGCAGGGGTCAGTGAGAAGTTTGTCGGTGGCGCTTGGTCCCGTTCTGACTAGCATCTTGCAGTTGTCCATCTGGCCCAGATCGATGGGCGCGGACATTGAAGAATACATAGAACAAGTTTTGGTGAGCTCGTTGTCGGCGAACTCAATCTCGGTCGCAGGGGCGGAGTCATTTGGATCGTAGTCAATCAGAATGTACACGCTACCACTCGTGAGGGTGGAGCACGCGGGCGTGTACCGAATGGTGTTACCGGCGAGCATGGTGTATTTGTCGAAATTCTGAGCTTGATAGTGCCCGGCTGAGAACGTGGATGCGAGGCCAGGGTTCCACTCGAAGGACCGAATGAAGTTGGCGCCGTCCGCGGCTGTCGGGGCGATCGAAACGAGGCGTTCCGTCCCGGTGAATGGCACGGCGGGGTATTTGCTAGAACGACCTGGGGCCTTGGCCCGGGCCGCAGGAGCATTTACCACGCGGGGCTTGCGAGTGCGATTAACCATTTTGTCAATTTGTAAGGGTAGGAGCAAATAAGTGCTTAAATATGACAGGCCTGTCCAAGTAACAGGCCCGCTCTTCCCCGTGGTCCCAACTCAAAGGTCGGGCTTCGAACCACGCGGTCGTCGCGCGGCTTTCTTCTGGTCGCGCGGTTGCTGCGCGGCCTTCTGGCCACGCGGCTGGCGCGTGACCTCCTTCTTCCTTGTGGCATCGGATTTAGGTTTCCTCTGCCGGGACTTCCTGCCAGGTTTGGCCACAGGCGCCGTTGTGATGGACCCGTCGACGTTGACGTCCACCTTTGCGGCGGCCTCTACGGGCTGTGCGCAGAGGGGTGGCGTGAGAATGGTCTCCTTAGTGGCGGTTTGGACCCACGTCGTGAAAAGATCGTGGTCGAACTCTAACTTGGCCAGGCTAGTCTGGCTGTAGTGTTCCATCCAAGGCTGCTTGTCGTTTGGATACTGGACGGATGACGGGCCGTTCGTATCCCACCGCGCCATAAGGCGAAGTCGCTCGTCGTAAGCGACCGCGCCAAAGAGCTCGACAACTTTCGTTGCCAAGTCCCCGATAATGGGCGTGTTCTTGTCCGTCAGGTAGAAAGAGCGGGCTTTCTCCTGGAGCTTCATCACCGGCGTGATGCCGGTCGGAAGGTTCACAGTGGTGTGAAACTTAGAGAGCTGCCGTGGGATGTCACAGCAAGAATTGGTGTCTCCGTACCACACGTCTGGTCCGTAGATGCGGGCCAGGAAAGTGATGCCGAACTCTCCACGTCTGACCTGGTCACACTCCAGCTTAAGTCCTAGCTGGGAAGCGGCACGCTCATACGCCTGCGTTGACACGACTGGAGTCATGCCGTCGTCGCCACCGTAGATGCCTAGGGCATCCCACGCCTCTCGAGGCGTGCGCTGACGTCCGAGGTAGGGCTCGGATCGTAGAGCGAGGTAACCGACGAATGCATTGTCGAAGGTGTTGCTGCAGGATGTCTCAGGGGAGCCAGATCCACGCGACGTGCCACTCTCATAAGAGGTTCCATGGCGGCCCGTGCCGGTCAAGTTCTGCTGTGAGCGCAAGAGGTCGAGGAGGTCTGGAAGGTAGCACTTCTTGAACGCCCGAGTGAAGACAATCTTCTCTAGGTGTCTCAGCAAGTTCGAGATGCGTCCGTCAAAGCGACTGAAATCGGTGTTGACCGCCGTTTCCGCATCGGCCAAGACGTCGACCACTCTCTGTGAGATTTCGATGGGAGTCTTGCCGAAGGCGTACCATGGGGCTTGTTTCAGTAGGTCGCTGAACGGGTACACGAACTGTGAGAAGTCACGCTTGTCGGGTCCGTTGATGGTGCTGATGTTCCGAGGGTCCTTGCAGTTGGCATTTGCCTCACGCTTGCTAAAACATTTGAACTTGCGGCGTGGCGTCTCGAGCTCGGAGGCTTCGAGAATACGTCGCTGGGTGGGTCTGCTCTGCTGGTCGTACACGCGGCTCAGATCGCATGGGTCTAAGCTATGGGCGTCTGGTACGAGCATCTCTGCGAATTCCTTCATGCACTCGTCGATGTATTCGGTCAACTTGAGTGGTGCGGACTTAAGGTCAGTGACCCGGGTCTTGATGCACCACTGTTCGTTAGCGAGGGTGTCGGAAGGCGCAAATGCCCCGTGGATGAGTGGGGACATAAAGGCAGTGAGCGTGGGTTTAGCGTCCAGGTCTTGGACGTCGGATACCCTCTGATACATGCGCACGGATTCCTCGACGGGGAACACGTACGCACGCTCAGACCTGGGGGTCTGAGTCAGGTGGTATGCGAGAAGCGGCGTGCTAGCTACACGCCGTTGGACAATGTCGCCGTCAGGGATCAAGCTCAACACAGCTGACTGGGTCAGCTTGACAGACTGGAACTCCGCCAAGGTGGCGATAGCGTCGTCAACGCTTGCGGGGATGGTCCCGCAGGCATGTGTTCCTGCAATGGCAGTCGATACTTGGAGGTCGTTCTTCCCTTGAATGTATATGCGGGTGAACTTACCATCGACTGGTTCAAAGCGGGTGAGCGGTGTGTTGCTGACAAGCATGCTGAGCGCGGCGTTGAGGCCGGTCCAGCGAGCCACTGGGGTCAAGTTGATCAGGTAATGGTCGGGAGAGACCTTGCGCCGGTCAACAAGGTAGGTAGCTGACTTGTAAGTTAGACCCAGAAAAGTCTTGCTTACGCGTAGGCTATCCACACCATATGTCCACAGTGTGTGCCGGTAGCGCCCACCCCCACTCACGACGTAATCGACGGTTTGATCCGTCTGGAACGTGTATGAGTAGTCCGCGCGTGAAGCAGCGGCTGCGTCCGGTTGAAGGGAGTACAGGATGGTTGGCTGGAAGTTGTCAGCCAAGGCGCTGTGCATGTCGACGTAGTAGTCCACGTCAATCATTGCAATCATGTGGTCGCTCGTAGGGGTGGCGGCCACATGGTCGGCGTTGAAGTCCTTGTCCCAGAACTGGATTCTGGAACCTTCAAATCCTCTACGCTGGTTCGAGCGCGAGGTTTGGTAGAAGAAGGGTCGAAGTCCAATGGCCGTCGCTAGCCTCGCGCAAAAGTTGCGTGCTGAGGTTCGCGACGCCGCGCTCACACCGTGCGTGTGCTCGGTGTTGACGCGGGCCTGGATTAAATCCAGGGCATTGAATTGGGACCGCTGAACTTCCGGCCTAAAGGCCGGTCGCTCAGCTTGTGCACTGAGGTATCCTGAAACTAAGCGTTCCAGGAAGCTCGTCGCCTTCGACTTGCGACGCCACAAGATAGGTATTGTGACGACGAGGATGGCGGTGCTACAGCATATCGCTGTCTTGGCTCCATGCTTGGACATGGTACCGACTGTCAAGATTTTTCTTCTTAACTCAGTGTGCAGTCTAATTAAAGAGCATCTGCTGGAATGCGAAGTGGATTAAGCTCCG